GAGGAGTGAATCCTCAGTTGCTACAAGTCCACCTTGTGGTAGACTCTAGCATTGCTGGCTAATTGTGCCACGGCATCTTTAGTTCGAGTGTTCCGCGCTACGACGACCCTCACAGGTCGCACGTCCTGAGGATAGGAGACGTAAGTCTCTGAATCCTAAGCGGGGGCTCCGGTTTTGTTATTGAGTTCCTCGAGTGGGGGTGTGCATTTGGTTAAAGTAATCAACTCTAACCACTCCTCTTAGCAGGACATGTCGTGTCCGTAAGAAGTTATCGCTATAACTCGCTAATGAGTGCTCTGGAGGGAGTTACCCGCCAGGCCTGTCGTCCCTGGAGTGGAACGAAAGTTCGATAAATACACTCCCTTGATAAGGAAGTTGGGTCTGGACGCTAGGTGTACGCTCGGTCAAAGGATCCCGTTATAGAGATCGTTCGGGTTCGCCGTAGAAGGCTTACCTGCGCGGGGAAACCTGCGTAAGGGAGCGTCGGCGTCATCACTGACGGTCGACGGACTCGTCCTTTCCTCTACTCGGGAAGCAATCCTTTGTAGGTCCCCTGGGAGGTTGAGGTGTCCAAGCCATAATTCTCGGATTACGTTCCTTTTGGCAGTTTACCAAGAGGGGCTTTAGCGATAAAGCCAGCTTGGCGGACAAAATCGCATCCTGCGAGTCCGTTAAGGGGGTCGCTCCCCACGTAACCGGGAGGGGGTGGTGTAAGCACTACTTCAGTCCCAGGATAACCTAATTTAGGGTATCCACCCCTAACCCTCTACCAAGAGGTGCCTGCGGCCCCTTCACCGCTCATCAAGAAGTGAAGGTAAACCGAAGTGGACCGCCCTCCCGATCAAATTACTCATGTAAATGATTAAACTCTTAAAAACTTTAGCGATTACTCGCCGTGGTCTAGTAGGAGTTGGGAAGGTGCGATCTTGGCAGCCAGATTTAAAAGTCTGGCACCGTATGATGGGCCCGCTGGTGAGCGTGGTCCGTCTAACGGTAGGGAAGGTGACTAAAGACCGTATCGTATCAATTGTTCCATTTTGTAAGATGTGTGCCCGGTTAGCAAGACATCGAGGTTCTAAGGGAGTTGTAAAGTATTTAAAAGTATGTAATGTACTCGTACTGCACGCCTTACCTGGATCTAAGATGAAATCCGGGAGTCGAGAGATCGGGAAGGTAGCCGTTGCCGTCTCGTCCGATGGTTTGCCTAGGTGTATACCGAAGCGTCATCGGGCTTTGATTCGTAACGGGGATATTCTCGTAACTCGACTATGGTTGACGTTATTTGGTTTATATAGGATTATACCTTATAGAGGCTATTTATCAGTTTCAACTATCACCGATCCCGGTGTTGCAATCCCGCGTATATTGTTTTTGGGTTTTGCTAAGTTTATACGTAAGTATTTCTTTCCATTACTCGAGACGATGTACGACGAGGGGAGTCTCATCGGCATCGACCCTGCATCATTGAAGCCCGTCCCCTTGTCCCTAACAACTACGGGATCCAACTCTGGTCCTTTGACCGAGTTCGCTGGATACACCGATGTCCCAGGACGTCACCGTACGAAGCGGATCGGCTCTGTGAGCAGTTTTGGGGCGCGGGGTGGTGCGGCGTGGGCTTGGTTAGCCGGAGCGTGGGGAGATTCCCTTTGGAATTTTCTTAATGCGATGGAAAACCAGAACATGACGTTATCATTCTGGCGAACAATTGAGTCCGAAGCGGAGTGCTTCCCGCAGAGTTCTGCGAGAGGCGCCCGTCAGGGTAAGATTGCAACCAAAGTTGAGCCAGCTGGGAAAGTGCGCGTGTTTGCTATTGTTGACTATTGGACGCAATGCGCCCTCAAGCCGTTGCACGATTTTGTGTTTGGGGTGTTACGTTCTATCCCTCAAGATGGGACGTTTCATCAAGAGCGGCCCGTTCGCGAGCTCCTGAAAAGGGCTCCGAAGGGTGCGGTGTTCCATTCATTTGATCTCTCTGCAGCGACGGACAGGTGTCCTGTTGCGCTCCAAGAGTTAGTAGTGGCCGTGATGTACGGCGTTACGTATGCAGCTGCGTGGCGTGAGTTGCTCGTCGGGAGACCTTACCATGTACCTAACGCGCGAAGGGAGCCGGGGCGGCTTCCTAAGACGGTAAAGTATGCGGTGGGTCAACCGATGGGGGCTTACTCTTCGTGGGCGGTATTTGCGCTTACGCATCATGCGATTGTGCAGTTTGCAGCTTATTTAAGTGGGCATAAGGGTTGGTTCAAGCTTTACGCTTTACTGGGAGACGACATCGTCATTGCTGACGTTGCCGTCGCTAACCGGTATAAGCGCTTATGTAAGTGGTTGGGTATGGGCATCGGTATTAGTAAGTCCATGGTGAATGACAATTTATCATGTGAGTTTGCTCAGAAAGTGTTCGTGCAAGGCAAAGACTGTGCTGCTTTCCCGTGGAAACTGTGGTCGGTCTCTCAGACGTCATTGTCTGGGGGAGTGGCTGCACTTCAACGGGTCAGTAGTATGGGATTGAGCCTAACAGCCGCCCAAGTGGCGCTAGCGTTCGGCGCTGGGATGCGTACCGTGGCCCGCGTGGGGGCGCAATGGAAGAATATTCCATCTCGCCTTCGCGCGTTCCTCGTTATTGCGTCCCATCCGTCGGCTCAGACCGTATTGGCGCGTCCGACTTGGATTGACTGGTTGGCTACTAAGGGCCCTATGCTGCCTGTCCTATACGGACCTGACGTCATGACCTGGTTTAACTCGTGGGCACAGCCCCTCGTAACTGAGGTGCTGGATCCATTGGTGGCCAGAGTTGATGAGTTAGTGTCTCGGCTCTTCTTTGGCGAAGGGGAAGTGAAGGGCTTAGCCCGTCACTCTCCTAAGTCGAAGTACCCGTTACCGACACCAGTAGAACGGTACCTAGAGTCGAAGGTTAACGCAAGTATCGTGAAGTTCCAAGAGTCGGAAGAGAAGGCTCGGGCTTCCCTTAAACACCTTCAGCGTCTCGATATCAAACTCCCTGC